CATCCTTCTATGCATATCCCAGCCATCTTTACGGCCTCGCCAGTAGTGAATCGTCTTGACGTTTTCAATATATGTGCCAATAGCCCAGGTAAGTAATAACCCTACGACTACTCCCCACATAATTAGATACCCAAAGTCTTTAAGCTCTGTGTACATGTAGCCCTACTTTCTATGCTCACGCTTTGTGGCATGGAAATAGTGTGACACCTGTGTATGACTTTGTGGATGATTTAGCGGCTATATTTGATAACGATTTGATAACGTTATTTGTAGAGTTTGCCCTCAAATATGAAGCTGCCATCTGAATTTATAGGGATGGTTATTACCTGGACTTTACGCTCGTGGACATAGGCCACGGCAAAGCCTTGTTGCCAGTTTGCATAGCCCCTTGTATACGCCATGCCTGAACTGCTTAAATCTACTAAATTGCCAACCTCAACACCCCACACAGTACGCCCAAATTGGCCTCTAGATGCCTCTGTAAAGGCCGACTGGCCTAATCTATGGGTATGCCCACACACCACGCTCTTACCAAGCCTTCTAGCCCCATTTAAGGCCGTTTGCCCAGGTACTTGGCTAAGAGGGAAAGCGTCACCATGAACGGCTGTCCAGCCTGGTGCCCAATCGAGCCCAAAGGGGTGGAATTTAATCTGGAGCTTGTCATATCCCATAAAACGCTCATACTGCATTTCGGGTAGGTTGAGAAATGATGGAAGTCTTTTTTTAATTGATCGGTAGAGTCTGATTCCATGGTTACTCCCCAGTACATCTGTTACGCCCAAGTAACTTAATACTTCTTGTGTTTGTTTTCTATCGTCATTTATGTTGCCAACCATCTCATCGATAGTGCCAGCATTAAAACCGCCTAGCTGTGGTAGATCAATTTCATCACCAATGCAGATAGTTCTATGAGGCCGCCACTTGGCTAAAAAACGGCCTACCGATTTGACACTTGCTTCATTAAAAAAAGGAACTTGCAGATCTGACACGAACGCAATTTTGCGCAATTAGTCCTCGTCTTCGTAGGGGTCATGGTCTGGATTAACTGGATCAAAGTCTGGACTAGTAGGTGCTATCCAGTCTGGGAATACGTTTTTATCGCACATTCCTAGAGCTTGATCTACTGGGAATCCTGCACGTCTTAGGCTTAAATAAAACTCACGCAACGAGATGGCATAGGTATCTAACTTGGTATTAATCTGTTCATGGGTATATTTACCCTTGCGCTTATTAACCTTCTTACGCTTACGTGCGGTAGCCATATTGTTATTATGACTTACTTATGATAATGAAGAGTTGATCGACACGCTCTTCTAATCTTGAACTGCGCTGATCGATTCTATTGACGGCATCTGCCAGGCTGCTGCCAGAATTGGGCTTAAGTTCGCTTAACCAACCTTTAACGAGAAAACGTAATCCGATTAGCCCGCCTGATAGCACGGCCATAACGCCAGCGCCAAAGCCAACCCATTCTGTTGGACTCATGCTTCATCTGCACCGATGCCATAAGCTGTATCGGATTTATCTAAAGCCCTAGCTGCTGGACCAGCCAAAGCTGCAACTACTACAGACAGTGCTGGATCTAAACCTAATTCATTACTTGCTAAAAATGTTAAGAAAGATACTAATACCCCACGTGCATAGGATTTTAGTATGGCTTTTTGTTTCTTGCTTATCTTCATATTTTGCCCCCTAGTAGTGGTATATCGAACTCTCTGCCGTCTTTGTCGCCTAACTTTGTAAAGCTAATATGGATGTGCTTTGTGTGCTTATTAAAACCCTTGTACTTACGCCACTTAAAATTAAGTATCCTGCTAGCAATCATGCCATTATGGATTACGTAAGATATACGCTTATCGGTTTTCGCACATTTTCTGATCTGGTCAGCCAAATATATTGAGATCCCTTCGGATGAATCCAGGCGAGAATCAACATCAATGGCTCTGACACACCCAGATTTGTCTGGATTATGATCCGATTTGGTGGCGCTATGACGAGCATCACCAATCCACCCATCACTTGTAGAGCGGCGATCTGGATACCAGGTATCAATTTGATCCCTTAACTGCACACCAGCTGCACATAGCCAGGGTTTCATTAACTTGACTATAAACCTAAAGCACGTAGATCATCGGTAGTTAAACCAAGTGCGGCTAACTTGCCTTCGGCTGTTGCCTTGGCTTGAGCCTTTGCTTCGGCTTCCGCATCTGCTATTGCTTTGGATGCTAAGTAATTGGCCTCATCAATTTCTTGTTGCGCTATTTCCTCTGCGCTTAGTTCACGCTCAACTGTTTCGCCTGTTTCTGCATTAATAATTAGTTTAGTCATTAGGATACACCATACAATCTGATAGAGGTATTTGTTGCGTTACTTAAGGTGGCTGAACCAGTAATACGAAAAATGTTTATTTGTGTTATAGGTGATGTACTGTCATAAGTACCTTCAATGTTAAAATAAGTGACCACCGATGATGTGTTAATATAAGCATACGAAATCGTATAATGTTTTAATTTAGTACTAGAAGCATAATTGTATATTGTTAATACTCCAGCATTAGTTTTTTGTAAATCAGTCAAATTGGTATTATATCCCAATGCTTCAGAACCAGCCTCGGTTTCTGTTGCTGTTTGTGCATTTGCTGATGTACTTTGTATAAATCCTTTTCGGTTTTTGTAATTAGAAGCACTATTGGCATTAAATCTTAAACCAAATCCCGTAGTAGTGGTTGAGTGATATAACCCGTGCCATTCTAAAATTAGATTTTTGTAAGAACCGCTAATACCTGTATAATCAATTGCAGTTACGCCACTTGCAACAGTTTCAGTAATTAGAGTTATACCACCACCGCTTGCAGGCGTAGCCCACTCAGGAGCTGTCGCTCCAGAATTTACTTGCAAGACCTGTCCAGCCGTACCAATTCCGAGGCGGGCAGGTGTTGATCCACTAGATGAGTAAATAGTATCGCCTGTAGTAGTCATTGGATTAGTCATACCAGTTGTATCTAAATTAGCCCACGCTGATCCAGTGTAATAAGTTGTAACGTTTGTATCTTTAAGGTATGCAAAGTTACCTTCTTGTGGTGATGTAACGGCTGCATCTCTAGCTGTGGCACTGGCAAACACCCACACGCCTTGCATTAAATAGCCATCTACATCGGCTGCGGTTAATACCTCGCCTGTAACAAAATCCTTAAACCCTAAACCTGCTGCCATCTCTACTCCTTAGTAACTTAGGACATTATAGTCTAAAGTGCCATAAATGCTACTATTTAGGATAAATGCATCTATAACGGGCTCTAATGTCGTGAACGTGGTGCGCCAACTATTCGGGGTTATATTCATGGCAACCCCAAAAATCTGTAAGGTTTTGCTAATAGTGCTACCGCCTGGCTGGGTAGTGGTCACTGTGATTGGGTCAAAAAAATCAAGGTTAAGAGCTGCTATTACTCCGTTGTTGTAGTTAGGCGTATATAAATCCAGGGTTATATTGTCCACTCGTATCGAGGTTTCTTGCCTACTAGCTACATAGGCTTGGGCATAATCTAGAGCTACGGCATCTGATTGCATAAGCAGATTGTCTAAGAAGTAACTATGCAAAAAGTATTTGTCTATTGATGCTTGGTTAAATGCTACCTGTGGTGATCCACCAGCTCTAGTTATTGTAGCCTTATTGAATATAAGCACATCGTTTAATATCCACTGAGCATCGGCATATGGTATACCTGTGCCATTATCATTAAATACTGTAGGTGTAGCACCAATAGAACCAGCTGTGACTGCTCTATCTTGAAATACAAACGATCCGCTTTCATCTACATATAGTGCGCCATACTCTGACTCTGACACTATAGTCATGGCCTGTAGTGCAGTTCTATTTGTGCCTGGGTCTGCTTGTAATGTAGTTAAACCCGCATCGACATCACGCATAGTCGCTGGCCAGTCAATTTCATCTAATATCTGGTTAATACGTGTGCCTGATAGATCACCAGCAGTAGCACCTGTAACAGTGCTTATCTGGGCATTGTAAGCAAGTCTAAAAGCATCTACAGCTTGTATAGTTGTATACGCTACATCTTCGGCTTCTCTAGGATAGGTAGTGACATAGCTTGTAATAAATCCTGAGAATATAGGATAAGTAACGCTGTTATATGTAGCAGTTATCTGCACCTTCTTCATAGGTGTCAAAAATGTAAAGTATGGGCTAGATGGATTCTGTGGGTTAAAATCGCCATTTTGATCTACTATGCGTAAGGTAAGTGTGCCAGTTTGAAATTGATCTATTAAAGCGTTACGGCCTCGCTTAGTTTCAATTCTATTTATTTGATTTGATACATCTACAATAATTGATGCACTATCGCCTAATATATTTGTGTCTAATATGCCTTGGTCTAAAATCATAGCCTGGGCGAATGATGGCCCAGTGCTAAAGTTTATGAAAGCATTGACTACAGGTACTGCCATTACAAACCGCCAGCGATGCCATACGATATGCCAGACTTAGTGGCTACTTGGATACTCTCAGCTATGAGTTGAGCAAATCTATCGCCTGTCTGTGAAGTATCTACAGTTATGTTTAATGTATTACCACCTGCTTGGCCAAATGGAGTACCTACATATCTACCAGCCTCATCAAAATCGCTAATTGGTGGCATGCCAATAAAAGATGTAGCGCTGCCAGATGGTGAAGTAAACTGATCTAAAAAATTTTCTATTCTGGTATTTGTAGCTCTAGCCACTGACAAAGCAGTATCATAAGTAATTGCACCGCCACCGCCACGGTCACCGCCACCGCCAACATCACCAAGTTTTCCACCTTGTGACAAAATAAATGCATTTATGCGACTAATTAAAGCTCTAATAGAATCTAAAGCTGTATCATATGATGCTGCTAATTTCTTAGCCGCTTCCGCTGCCGCTAACTCGGCTAATATCTTTTTGGCTAATGCTTCGTTATTATCTAATATGGCTAACTGTGCTCTCAAACGTAATTTTATTTCGCCATCTGTGGCTTCATTAAGTGCTTTTTGAAATCCTATACGCTCAACATCAAACTTAGCAGATAGTTCATCTACCGCAGTCTTTTTCTTTAATTGTTCGTTTTCAAGTTTTCTAAATTTTGTACTATCTTTAATAGACTTAAGTTCAATTCTTGATGCACTGCGCTTTGCATTATCTGGTAATTCTCTACCACCAAAATCTCTAGTGGCTACACCTGCCGCAGCACTACCACCAATAATGGCAAAGGCTGCTGCAACAGCTTTAGGGCTTTTACTGGCTATAGCCAAAGCCAATAGACCAGCCTTAAAAGATGGGTTACTTACCAGGTCATTAAAGCCACTTACTAATTTAGCCAATTCTCTAATTGCAAACGCTATATTGTTGCCTAAGTTTTCAAAATTGTCTGAAAGGTTTTCGATAGACTTGTCTTTACTTAGAATAGTTAAGGCATCTACTAACCCTGCGCCTATAGCCTTAGTAGCCTCATCTGAACTCTTTTTTAGCGCATCCATCTTGCCAGAGTAAGTATCTAATCTAGCCGATGCTTGACCTGAAAATTTCTTTTCAAGCTCTGTCATGATCTTATTCATGTCGCCAGATTTAATTATGTTTGCATCTATGCCTGTGTTAAGTGCAGACAGAGATCTCATTTGACCTCTAATACCAGCTGCTAGTGCACCTACAACAGTTTCTAAACTTTGTCCAGTACCAGCACTTATATTTAATGCAGCCTCTAGTGTGCGCTGTGATAGCCCAACTGATCTAGTAAGGTTTAAGAATGTTTGAAATGGTTTGCGTAAGTCTGTAAGTATTGCGTATGTTTTTTCTAAGCCCTTTATGTAATCTTCTACCTCTGTGACTCTAAATGCATTGCCAGTATTTTCTAGTTGCAATTGTAATGATTTGGCTGCGGCTTCATCTTCGGCAAATGCTTTAACGGCTTTTTTGCTAAATGCCACTAATGCAGCGCCACTAAATGCAACGCCAAAGGTACGTGCAAAACTTTTTACACGTTTTTCAAATACGTTTACATCTTGCTGCGCTTTTTTAAGCGCCTTACCATTCCAGGTAGCGAGTGCGGATACGACTACATTGGCCACTATGCCACCTTCTTCATTTCAGTAGTGTTATTAAAATAATCAGCGCCCGCTTTAATTGCATTCAAAATAGCATCGTAAATTGCAGGGCTATCTTTAGCCCAAGCCTTGTAAATTAATCGGCCTGATCCTTTGCGACCAGCACTTCTAACATCTTTAATCTTTGGCTGTTTAGTAAGTTCTGGTAAGTCAGTAACAAACTGGTATCCTGCAAATGGATTATTAGAATCGTATCTAGCTGTAGATCTGCTCTTACGTCTAGCAGTACCAGCCTGCTTAAATGCCATTGTGCCACCACCAGGATTAATAGATGTAAATGGAGCTCTACCTTGTGGGTTTAATCGGCCTGCAGTTTCATAAATACGGCCAGCCGCACTAATGTTATATACGTAATTTTCAACTTGAAAACCATTTTTGAATCTTCTGTTCTGACCTTCTTTGTAACCTATACCACCTTTTACATTATTGGCATCATACTTTGGAAATGGTCGATAATCTATACTTGATGATATTGGTTTAGACCAGCCAGATAGTACCTCTGTATTAGCAGGTACATAACCTTTAGCGGTAGCTTCTACCTGGCGCATTAATGGATTAATAGCAGTTTTAATGCGAGCATAAAGATCTTCATCGATAAAGCTAAGGCCTTTCATGACCTCTTTAACGCCTACGACCTCGGCTGGCATTTTTAATCTCCTTAGCTCTATCAACCAATACTTTAACCATTGCTTGATACATTTCCGAGTCCATATTAATAAACTCGCTAGGCGGAATCCCAGTTTCTATAGCCATCTGTGCGATGCCGTAAAGGATAGAATCCCGCTGTGTTATTTTTTTTCTTCGTCTAATACCTCGACAGTTTCTAGGCTGTCTATAAACTCAACTCCAAATACAGGTACTTGTGCACCAGACTTGCGCAAGCACTCCCAAGCTAACCAAAAAATATGGGTTTGCTGTTCATGCTCACGCAAGATCTTGCTAATACCTGCGCCCCACTTCAACTCAAAGCTATATTCAATTCCTGGTGTTATTTTGTGCTCTGTGACTTCACCAGTAGCCCTAGTAATCTTTAGCTTTGCCATTGTTACTCCTTAATTAGAACGCCACTGATGGCGATACTGTGATTCCAGAGTTTACAGTAAATGTAACGCTAGATGTAGCAATTTCGGCTACTCCAGCTGATCCAATTGGCGTTAGGTTATTTACTAAGATTGAGAACTGGTAGGTAGGGTTAGCAGCTGAAACTGTAGTTCCCTTAACTGTAATTACTGATACAGCTAGAGTCTTGCCAAATGCCTCATTAAGAGTCTGGCTTACCTCAGATGTTGCCCAGTCGTTCATAAAGTCGATTGTAAATGTGCCTGATTGTAGACCTGCTACGTAGCGGTGAGCAGTGTCACCCATCGCAGTAATCTCTAGCTCATCCACGATTTGATTGATAACA